ATCGTTCTTTCTCATTTCAGGAATTTTCACAGCGTTATGCTGCTGTAACTGAGATGTCCGAACCTCGTGAAGCTCGTATGCAAGATGATAAGAATCGTCAGAACAGTATTGAGACAGATGATCTAGATTATAAAGATAACTGGAAATATTGGCAGGAAGAAGTTTTAAGTGTTGTTGACCAAGCCTATGATTGGGCTATTGCAAATGGTATCGCAAAGGAAGTTGCTCGTTCTGTTCTTCCTGAAGGTCTCACTATGTCACGCATGTATATGTCTGGATCACTCCGTTCATGGATCCACTACTGCGAACTACGTATGGCCAACGGAACGCAGAAGGAACATAGATTAATCGCAGAACAATGTTGGAATGTTATAGTTGAACAATTCCCCTCACTCAAAAACGTATTAGAAAACAATCAATAAAAAATTTAGGAGTTATTTGTATGTCAGGCAGTAATATGTTACCGACCCTCTATCAGGAGTTCATTCACAAGAGCCGCTATGCTCGTTGGCTTTGGGATGAGAACCGTAGAGAAAACTGGGATGAAACGGTCGCTCGTTATTTCAATTTCTTTGATGAGCATATCAAGGAAGTTACTGGTTACAGTGTAACCAAGGAAGAACGTAAGGAACTGGAACAGGCCGTTCTTAATCTTGAAATCATGCCATCTATGCGTTGCTTGATGACTGCTGGTGAAGCACTCAAGCGCGAGAACGTGGCTGGCTATAACTGCTCTTATGTTGCAGTGGATTCTCCTCGTTCGTTTGATGAAATTCTTTATATCTTGATGAATGGTACTGGTGTCGGTTTCTCCGTTGAGTCTAAGTTTGTAGATCAACTGCCTGTGGTCTCAGATTCTTTTCATGATACCGAAACTACTATTCTTGTGGCCGATTCTAAGCTTGGCTGGGCAAAGGCTCTCAAGGAACTCATTCATCTTCTTTATGCTGGTCAAGTTCCGCGTTGGGATGTTTCTAAGGTTCGTCCTGCTGGCGCACCGTTGAAGACATTTGGTGGCCGTGCATCTGGTCCAGGTCCGCTTGAAGATTTATTTAAGTTTACTGTTGCAACGTTCAAGAGGGCTGCTGGTCGCCGTCTATCAACTTTGGAGGCTCACGACATTGTATGTAAAATTGCCGAGATTGTTGTGGTGGGGGGAGTTCGTCGCTCCGCTCTTATCTCTCTATCTGATCTTTCTGACGACCGTATGCGCGTTGCGAAGTCTGGTGACTGGTGGAAAGAAAACGTCCAACGTGCCCTCGCAAATAACTCATTCGTCGCAAAAGAAAAACCAGACGTTGGTATCTTCATGCGCGAGTGGCTTTCGCTCTATGAGTCGCGCAGCGGTGAACGTGGTATCTTTTCCCGTCAGGCATCTAAGAAACAAGCGGAGAAGTTCGGCCGCCGTGATCCAGATCACGATTTTGGCACCAACCCATGTTCTGAAATCATTCTACGTTCCCGCGAGTTCTGTAATCTCACAGAGGTGGTCGTTCGTGGTAACGATACCCCAGAGTCGCTTAAGCGCAAGGTTAAGCTTGCAACGATTCTCGGAACCTTCCAATCAACCTTGATCAACTTCAAGTATCTCAGCAAGAAGTGGCAAGAGAATTGCAGCGAAGAGCGTTTGCTTGGTGTGTCATTGACTGGTATCATGGACAATGAATATACAAATGGTCATGCAGCAAAGGCTACGGGATTATTTAATGTTGCTGACATGTTAGAGGGACTACGTAATGAAGCTGTCAAAACTAATAAACTATGGGCTGCCAAACTCAATATACCTGTCAGTGCTGCTATTACTTGCGTCAAGCCTTCTGGCACTGTATCTCAACTCGTTGATTCCGCTTCTGGCATTCATGCCCGCCATAGCCCTTATTATATTAGAACTGTTCGTGCAGATAAGAAGGATCCACTCGCAGTAATGATGAAGGACATGGGCTTCCCTGTCGAAGATGATGTGACGAAGCCTGAGCATACATATGTGTTCTCATTCCCGCAGAAGTCTCCTGATCATGCTGTGTTCCGTAAGGACATGTCTGCTATTGAACAGCTTGAACTGTGGTTGACTTATCAGCGTCATTGGTGTGAACACAAGCCTTCTGTTACTATCTCTGTAAAGGAAGAAGAATGGCCAGCAGTTGGTGCATGGGTCTACGACCACTTTGACGAAATGTCTGGCGTATCATTCTTACCTTTCAGCGACCACGTATATCGTCAAGCACCATATCAGGACTGCACGAAAGAAGAGTATGAAGCACTCCTTGCGAAGATGCCTAAGAATGTGAACTGGGCAGACCTCGCTAAATACGAGAAGAGAGACAGCACGACTGGCTCACAGGAATTAGCTTGTGTTGCTGGTGGCTGTGAAATCTAAAGGATTCACATATGACAAAAGAAGTAGAGAAGATTAAATGCAACTACTGTGAGTCATCATACAAAGTGCTTTACGACTACGAAGAAACACAAGGGCAGCCACGTTTCTGTTCTTTCTGCGGTGAAGAATGTTTTGATGAAGAAGGTGTTGATTTAGAGGATGATGATAATGAGTAAAATACTGAGTTGGATATTCACAGAGCATTATATGGACTACGATGCAATTCGTAAACATTGTGGAGTTGGATATGGAGGACTCTATGAGTAATGATTATGCGAAGGGATTCAAGGAAGGTTTCGCTGCTGGGCTAGAAGAAGGTAAGAAGCTTTCTTCTCCAAAGATAACATCTATTGGATCACTTAGTGCTTGCGGAGTCTGTGGTAAATATTTTGGTAATAATGCTTGGGGATATGTCTGTAACAATGCAAACTGTCCTACTCGCGCGGTAGCACATTCTACAGGCGCTATAGGTTCAACATATAAGTCTGAATATCCGACGGGCGCTGTTGGACCAGCAGGATCATTCAGTACAATGGCTGATCCTTACGAACTAGGAAACTGACATACATACTCTCATAGGAGAGTGTTATGTGGTTATACAACGGCAAAGAGATTAGTGATGAAGAGATTGAGGGACATGCTTCCTTCGTTTATATCATCACTAATCTTGAAACTGGCAAAAAATATATCGGCAAGAAAATCTTTAAGTCTGTTCAGCGCAAGAAGGTCAAAGGCAAAACTCGCAAGAAGAAAGTTGAGAAAGATAGTGGTTGGAAAAACTACTATGGTTCAAATCTAGTTTTGCTGGCCGACATTGAAGCAATCGGTGCCGATAAGTTCAAGCGTGAAATACTAAAACTGTGTAAGACGAGAGGTACGGCTTCTTATTGGGAGGCCAAGTATCAAATGCAGCACGAGGTCTTAGAAAGACCTGATGAGTTCTATAACGAATGGATCATGGTCAAAGTCCATCGTTCCCACATCAAATCATAGCCGCGACATCCTGTCATCTTGTTTCGCAGTTGCGAAATACTATATACTAGTGTAATCACAACATGACAAAGGAGTCACCTACCATGACCGCATGGGGAAGAATGTTATATAATGCTATAAAGGGTTTTCATACTGAGTCCGACTCAGGACTGGTTCGCATGTTCCGTGTAGAATATGCGAAGGAATACCGCCAGTTGAAAAAGATGGGCGCACAACTGGACGATGCATTTGTTCGCCAATATATTCGTAATCTAAAAACCTAATAAAATCAAGCACTTAGCAAAACCTCAATAAAATCAACGACTTAGCCAGCCATGCATCCAGTGTATGGCTGGTATGCTATTTCCACTCTTGAAAATCCGACTTGCCAACCCCATCTATAGTGTATGATGATGAGAAAGATTCCCTTCCTGCGCTCCCTGTACCGCTTCTTCATTGGTCCTCTTCCCATGCGTCCAGCGCATAGCAGGTATGCCTAATTCAGTCTTGAAAAACCGACTGTCCATCCCCATATATTAAGAGTAAGAGAGAGAAAGATAGATGACCACTGAGACCCCCCTCCTTCAGATTCACAAGCTGCTCGACCAGCTTTCTGCTGAAGACCTGATGTTTGTTGCCAAGTCCGCTGCGGCTCGCGCCAATAGCGTGACCAAGATTTCACTAAAGATCGGCGACACCGTGTCGTTTGATGCTCGGACTCGCGGCGTCAAGACAGGTACCCTGATCAAGAAAAACACCAAGACGTTCCAGGTTCTGGTCGGTTCGACCACTTGGAAAGTTTCTCCCACTCTCCTCAAGAAGGTTGCTTAATCATGGCTAGTTTCAACGTCCCCGTTTCGCTTCTGAACCAGTATGCCGAGCATATCAAGGCCGACTATCGCAAGTGGTGGGGTTCTCGCGCTTCCGATCCGCACGTCCAGCAAATGATTGCTGAGTTTGACATTGACTTCCAGCCTGGTTCGTCCTACATCAAGGTCGTCAAGACTAAGAACGGTGTTGTGGAATCGGTTCACTCGTTCATCTGCAACAAGAACGGCAAGTTCCCGAAGGGCACTGTTCTCAAGGCCGCTTCTTTCAAAGCTCCCGCGACCAACTTTGCCCGCGCCTTCATCGGCGACCAAAACTCTTGGCAGGGCCGTGTTGTCTGGACGGGCACTCACTAATGCGTCCGCAATACTACTATCAAATAGAGTTTGATGACGGCCGCGTGATCCGCCGTGAGTATCAGACCAAGAGTATGGTCGAAGCAATCTACAAATCACTTGAAGCTGAAATGCTTCTGTTCAATATCAAGCTTGTCCAATATGGAGAAATGCGCTAATGTCTTATAACGGTTGGGCCAACTACGAAACCTGGAATGTGT